TCGGTTATACAGAGACAGGATCCCTGTACAGGGCGGAGCTTCATGCGGTGAGGTCGGTTTCCACTTGATGTCTCGGATGTCTTTACCGGGTGAGCTTTCAACCAGTGTCATCCCCGACGACATGTAAGTGGTCGTCCGTTTTGAGGTCAGCGAGTAACCATCCCCTTCACCATCAATGTCATCTGGCCAACGGTCGTAATCGGTGATGGCCGCAAAGCGGTAGTCCGATGACGACAAGATGTTGACCGATGGCCAACCCAGCTTTAAGTAGTTACCCGCACGAAAAATCTTATCGTGCACGTTGTTGTCATTGCCGCGTGGGCTTAACCGGCTCGCGACTTCTGGACTGACTCGAAAAGCGCGATCGAGACGCTTGCGCGAATACTCTCGCGCTTTCTCTTCGGTCAGCTGAACAACCAGCATGTCTGAGGGATCGCACACGATGGTATAAACGACCCACCCATCGACAAGGCCGATGGTCTTACCCGTTCGCGCAGGGCCGACAAAAACTACCGCGTCATACTCGCGACTGGTCAAGCAGTTCATCGGCTCGATAATGTACGGGGTAAGGGTCGGATCCCACGGCACTGAGTTACCCCCACCGAGGGGCACTCGCATGTATTTTTGCACCGCTTCGGCCACAGGCATCCGGTTCGGTGCTTGGAAGATCTGCGCCACTTCTCGGCGCAGCTGAGAGGCAGGCACTAACATTCGTCGTCCTCCTCTTCCTCTTCATCGTCATAAAAATCAAGCGCGGCCATCACCGCGATCTGGTCACGCAGGTCATCAATGGACTGCTGAACTTTCGACACTTGGCTCGGGGTCAGACCGCAGTCACGCTCAAGAACGTCCGGCATCGTTTCCATCACCTGAATTACCGACTTAGCGAGCAGCGCATAGTTGCGCGCCACATCGCCCGACTCACAAAGCTGACCGAGCGCCTTTTCTAACTTCACGCGCTCATTCTCGGACTGGTACCAATCTTTGCGCATTCCGGGTGGCATCTTGTTCGGGTCGAAAACGGCACCCGCAGGTAATGAATCAGACTTAAACAAAGCGGGGGCGGCGTCTTTCAGTGCGTACACATCGCTTCCGCGCTCTTTGCCGGAAGGTTGCACATTGAACTCACGAAGACGTTTAGAAACCGTGTTTCGACTCATGCCAAAACACTCGGCAATCTTGCTGATCGACCAGTCGAACGACGCCGAAAAGTTTGCGTTTTTCGACATCGGAAAAAATCCTCACATAAAAAAAATCTAAATGATCAGGTTGATCAATTCGCAAAGCCTTGCGGCACAAGGCTTACAGAGGGGTGCTGCTGCTTCCCATAGGTTCCAAAAATTTCTCTTTTTCCGCGTGGCAGCCCCGTGGAGAAGCAATTTTTCCCCAGGGAGTACCTTTTGAGGTGGCGCTCGGCGGGGTTGGCAAAATTCGCAATTGCGTCAGGCTGATTGCCCATGTGCCGTTCGGTGCTCGCCGGAGCGCCATAGTGCGAGGCCGCAAGCGACCTCATTTGTTCTCATTCAAGCTACTGATGCATTAATGGCTCGCTAGACCAAAGCTGCTCTCTCCCCACATCGGGGCACTTGCGAGATAAGCTGCGTTCACAAGCTGACTTGACGGATAACAGGTGCAGTCAGTCGCACCCGACCACAGCAAGCGCCGCTAGCCGGGGTGAGTAAAGAAGTAGTTCATTACACTTGAGGTTTCTGCAGTTCGGTGATGCAGTGATCGAGGTCGTCGAGGTACTGCAGCAGGTTGATGTGGGCGCGCTTGGGATAGTAAGCACCACCGCTTTCGTCGGCATACCATTCCAACTGTGGGGCAGTTGGTCGGCAATCAATCTTGCTTGGGCTTAGGCTCGACACTGACCCGCACCCGACCAGCAGGAGCACCAAACCGCTCAGTAGCAGCGTGCTCGGGGTCGTTCTTAGTAGCATCAGCTTGACTCTCCCTATCAGACTTAGCCTTGAGAAAGCGAAAGCGGTCGAACTCATAGAACAGACGCCCAAAGGCCGCCAAGGCCGCTTTCAGCTTTAACACTTACGTTCGCTTCTTATAAGTCAGCGGGTCTTGCAAATAATCGTTGCGAGACTTACCGAAGTTGGCCGCCGCGAACTCCAACACCCAGATCACCCAACGGGGCAATCGAGCAATCAGAGCGGGCGAGATAAGCTGACGCAATTGCGACCAGATAACCAGAACAAAGGAAATCCAGCCGATCCAAACATGGGCAGATTCACCCGCAAACGCCTGAATCAACGCAATCAAATCAACACCCGGTACCGACTCAGCCGCTAACGCTGTCGCTTCCACAGCCCACGAATAGGCTGGCGACCACATCGCCAAGAGAACGGTAAAACAAACAAACAGCTTCTTCATTCACACTCCTTATGTGACTAACTCAAAGTGAGGTCCATCATAGGAACCTCGCTTGTGCTCATCCGCGCTAGAGCCGTTTTGATTCCAGTCACCACCCCAACGGAGCTTGACGCCAACCAACTCAGCCGCACGGAACATCGCCTCTTTCACCAAGTGACAGTTTCCCCATGCTGGCTGACCACTCTCATCGAGCGGAACAAGGTCAACGGCATGAGCAAAACCATCTTCTTGGATCAGGTGCTTACTGTTGAGCGTCCATGTCTTTTTCGGCGTGCCGTAAAAGAGCTCTTTCTGACGCTCGATAGGTCGAACCGTCTCCGACACACTAAAGTCACATTCAGAGATAGTGACGGCCAAGGCCACGCACGCGGCGAGCTTTGGGTGCAAACGATGGAGACGGCTTAAACTGGTTTTACCTAAGTGATTCATGATTACCCCACAAATTTACTGAACTTCTGAGAGAACAACTCAAGCGCCCGAGACCCCATAAAGCCTGCCGTACCAACCATAAAGCCGGTTAACATCTCAGGCGATCCGACATAGCGACAAAGAAACATGGTCAACACACCAGAAAAGCCACTCACCACCACTTGCATCATGGCTTCACGCCACAAGAACGGCTTTTTGTGTTTGCGGATGTGCAGGATATGGGCAACCACACCGCCCCACAGCGACGCAGCGACGAAGCCGATCGAGGTGATCATGCTCAAGTGATTTGGGTCTTTATCTGGCATAACAGGCAACCATTGAAAAAGGGAATAAAAAAAGCCCCTGAAATCAGGGGCTTTGGAGTCGAGGGGTATTATCTGCTTGAGGATTGAGGTGCTGAATCTGCGCAACAACACCACAATGACGAAAAAGGTAATCGAAAATGCCAAACTTAGCAACACGAAAAGAATTAAAAAAACCCCTTTCGTGTTTAACCTAACAAAAAACCATCACCGGACACGTCACAAGAGCTGTTTTTGCTGAATTTTACCTACTATGAATATCTAAATCATCGTAGTTCATGCGCTCACCCCGAAAAGCCGTTTAAAGCCATTCATCAAGCGGTCAGTGAATCTCGGCGTTTTTGGCTTGGGCTCGGCCTGAGCACCTGAGACAAGATGATGATCACTCACTGTCACCTTGTCGGACAAATAAACGGCCGCCGCCATGGATTCGACCTCAATATTGAGCTGACTGGCAATCGACATCCCCTGTCGCGCAGGAGAACAAACAACCGCCCTCGGATCGTGATTTCCGAGCATAATTCGCTCCCAACAATCCATCTCTTGAAGCGAAGCATATAAGATGCTGTTTTTTCCAATCCGCGTTGGCATACACCACACCACAGGACGGACGCGACGAAGGCGGCGCTTTTGCCTTGCCTCCCACGCGGCCTGATCGATACCTTTTTTACTTCTCACTTTGCGTTTGTGACTGAGTCTCATGGCTTCATCTCTCTTGCTCGTTGGCCAGAACGGCTGTATTGACAGGAACTGTCGCCCTCAAACACACAACTACCGCCTTTAACGAACGGGCCGCCACACTTGCCGCAACAGGCGTGTTTTTGTTTGTGGGCTTGAATTTTCTTGTGATAGGCATTGAGCATATCCAGCACCAAGCGCTGAAAATCCTCGCACCCCGTGTGCTCTAAGATCTCCTTGACCGCCTCCTGATAAAAAGGTGACAGCGTGACGCTTTTCGTCACAAATCCATTCGCACGAAGACGTTCACGCGATTGACGCTTGCGCAGCGTCTCGGGTGAAACCTCTTGCTCGTTCGACTTCTCGTTATTGCTCATGATCTATCCCTTGCGTTTGGGTTGTGATGCGTGGCAGATCACCTACCACGCACTAGATTAAAAACAGTAAAAACAAACACTTAAATTTAAATAGGTCGCCAAACCTAAGCTCTAAACCGCGCGAATCTGCTCTACATGCACCGCCCATATCGCCAATGGCCCATCTTCACTGTCTTGGATCGAGAGCAAAAACGCCGCCGCACAAGGCGGTTTCGGGTTCCAAATTGCCAAGCTTTTGCTCTCGGAGGCGTAAAACTCTTCCTTCAACTCCTCACTGGCCGAATGGTCAAAAAAATCGACATGAAAAAACAGCCCGCTTTCGGCATACCAACCGTGAATCTCCTTAAAACTCCCCTCTTGCCACCACCATGGATAGTCAGGGTGATAGAAATTCCCCATCTCATCGCGCTTCACTTCTACTGCTTGTATTGCCATTTCCGATTCTCCTGTGATTTAAATCGAACGATCCCGCCACGATCACAGCCACCCTGCGGCCTGAATGATTTGGTTTTGGGTTTCTGATCTTCCCACTGTCTTCCCGTGGAAAATAAAAAAGCCTTTGTCGTCGAGCCAAGCGTGATAGGCTTCCAGCGCTTGACGTTTGAGGTTTTCGGTCGTGGTATGAACGTAGGCTTGCTCAAGTCCTTTCAGTTTATGGTTTAGGATCCGCTCACCCACGAACAAATCGACGCCCAGATCGGCCAAGCAGGTTCTGGCCAACTTGCGGCAGTGATGGCTGGTCCACTCTCCTTGTGAGACGTCTTTATAAATTTCATTGGCTTTGTCTTTGCCAAACGATCGGGTTCTCTCGGATGAGGGGAACAGCACCAACGCGTCTTTGGGTTGGGTTTGCCGATACCGCTCAAGCAGCGCAATCACCTGATCGGTCAATGGCAGCACATGCGGCTCACTGGTTTTGGTGACTCTGCCCGGAATACGCAGCACCTTGGCCTCGAAATCGAACCATGACCAACGGCTCATATAGGTTTCACGGATCCGCGTACCGTGGGCGATTTGCAGCAGCACCAACATGCGAGACGGCCATGGCTTCGTGTTCAATTGCGTAAACAGATCGGTCAACATGTTCGGTAATAGCCGGGCTTCATTGGGCTTAACCGACGCTTTCATAAAATCACTGAGTTGGATCACCGACATCGGGTTACTTGCGATCAGCTCCTCTCTGGCCGCTTGCATAAACGCCGCTTTGAGCACCGCAAAGTAGCCCTTCACGGTTCTTGGCTGGTACTTGGATTGCAATGGCCAGATCAGCGCGTTTTTGATTTGATGCTTACGAACGCCAACCAAAGGCAACTCACCGAGCGTCGGCATCAAGTGATTGACGATCACCGATTTCACCGTGCTGCGCCGAGTCTTGGTGATTTGTCTTGATAGCTCGACATGGTCTAGGTACCAATTCAACACATCGCCAAAGGTCTGAAAGTGCGTCACCTCGTGCTCATGACCGATGGCCATGGCGGCGATTTTTTGCGGCAGCACCTTCAACAGCTCTTTGGCGGGCAATTGCGGCCACGTTCCGAGCTTTTCCCATTTGGCTTTGCGATCATGGCCATTGTTTTTGCGCTTATCGATCAGCCACCAAGTGCCTTTTATTGGCTTTTTTCGGTCCTTACGAAAGCGCAGCTCTAAGCTGTAACGCTCATCACGCAAGCGCGTCACGGACTCATCGAGCACATAACGCTCGATGGCCGGATCGGTCAGCTTTAAACGACGGGTACTCATAGCAATCAATGTAAATAATCGAACAATTCGCGCATCTTACGGCGCTCTTCATAGCTCTCGATGGCACGGCGATTCGCCGTCGAGCTTGGGTTAGGCTTTATTTTGCGCGCCGCCGCGTAATAATCCTGTTGAGACGGGATCGAGGCTTTTTTCATCGTGTTCACCATTGCGTTTGGGTTGTGTTGAAAATTACCGACAGAAGTGTTTTTTAAACCATTGAATAATGCGGTTTTCTTTTGCTTGTTCCTTGCGTGTTCCTCGCTTTAACAATTCAGCCATTTGATTTTGCTCTGCATCGAGCGAATCAGGTTCCATAGAAAGGCGGCCAGCACAATCACACTTATCGGGATGACACGTTGAACTATCGTTATGAGAAGAACACCCGAAAACATAGCTAGATGAAACTTCAAACCTCATGGCAACACGACCATCAGTTGTATTTTTATCGTGTTCTACCTTTTTCAACTCATTACGGTATTGCGCCATTAATGCGGCGGTAATAGCGTTCTCTTCACTCACATCACAAACAACGCCGATGGTTGTTTTTACATAAATGTATTTATTCATCTCATTTCCCTAACTGTTTTGAAATATGTTCACGGCCTTGGGCGAGGTAGCGACGATAAGTTCGCAAACTGAGCCCAAGACGCTGAGAGATCTGCAGCTGAGTAGCATCGACATCCAATCCGCTGAGCCGGATCGCGCCGTAATGTACGCGCACCACCTTAGCCACCATCGGCTTATTGACCGCAAGCGCCATCAAAGAGGCTTCAATCCGCGCTTCTACACCATCGACCACCGGGCTTTTTTTGCCTCCGCTCCCGAAACACATCACCCCTTTATTGGCAATCATCACCTCCATCAACGAGGCACTAGAGGGCAGAACGCCGCCAAGATGAACCCAGCGCGCCCACATCTCCATGAGGGTGTCGAGAGACTTCATTGAGGCCATGATCAGCGCGCCGAGGTCAGCTCATTAAATCGAGACATAAAGAAAAAGCGCGCCATCTTAGGACTCCACACCGTAAAGCGCAGATCGAATGGCTTCACGTTCGGGAAGTTTTCCAACGGCAGGCCAAAGAACTTCGCCTCCGTCACCAACATGCGCAAATCGACCTCTTTCACTTGTGGGTGCTCCGTCTCCACGCCGAACTGCACATCAAACTGGCGGTGATACCACGCCTCGATCGCTTGATATTCGGGTAAGAGATTTTTCAGAGGCTTAGAAACATCACCGAGCAGCGCTTCGGGGGCATCATGCAGCAAGCCAGCAAGCTTGAGATGATCGGGCAGCTGGTCACACACCAAAACACAGTGCTGAGCCACGCTATAAGCACCGACGTGTCCGGTGTAACGATTGATATGGCTGAGCGAAAACGCGATCGACTCAATGTCGGCCACGAACGGCTCACCAAAACGATGCAACTCGCCGTTGCTCATCACGATAGCCGGTGCGTTTGAATCCGGTTGATGAGCAAAGCAAAGAGAGAGAGAAGCCTCAGAAGCGGTCGCCTCCACTTCTGGGCTGAGATGATCAAGACGTGCGTTTGTGTTTGAGTTCATCTTTTCTATTCCTATTCCACCGTGACTAAATACTGCTTAGTCCCATTGGCCGTTTGCGTTCCCGCGTTTTTCATCACCACTCGCTTGCCTTTGACATACCAAAACTTGCTATTGGTTTTCGCACAACGACCCGCTGCGATGGGTTTTGATTTAAAGTGCTCTTCAAGCAGGCTCTCTGCTTGATTTTCACTAGTGACAATAAACTTCGTGGCCATGCCTCACCTCTTGCTGCTTTTTTCTCCGACGCGCGCGATCGCGCACCAAACACTCTGAAAAAGCCTCATCGGGTGATAACACCTCCACATCAGACTCTTCATACTGCCAAGTCGACACCAACACATCATCACGATGGATAGCACCAGGGATCTCAAGCAGATGCTGAGGATAATGGCGGTGCACATTACAAAACATCGCCCCTACCCCTCGCAGATACTCGATCTCCTGCGCTGAATTGGCTCCTACCACCACATTCATCACATCCCAACCCTTGTGCAACATTTGCTGCAGCGTCTCGATGCGACGTTCGATGCTGGCAATAAAGCTCACATCGATGGTGACCACTCGCGGATTTTTAAAATGTGTCAGCGCACTGATCACATTGTCTCTTGCAGAACCGTTACCCCCCTGAATAACCATGATCAGCATTAAGCGGCCTCCTTCTTGGCTTCGTGAAAACGTGCGTGTTCACGGACCCATTTTTCAACACTCACCACCCCTTTTGACTTATCGAGGATAAGCACCAGATGGGGAGTGCGAGGAAACCGATCAAAGCTGTACCACATGCGAAGAGTGGACTCCGGCAGCCCTAACAGTTTTCTTACGATAGGAAAGCCCAGAGAATCCACCCACTCTCGGTACGTCATTATTCAGCCTCATTAGTAACACGATTCGAGGAAATTATAATTTCATTTTGTGTTATTAGCAATCACGCTTTGTGTAGCGGATTCTGCTTTTTGTGGTAAAGTTAAAGAAAATCCAAAAATAAACGCCAATTAATAGCAGCGACAACAGAGTGCTACTTCACTCATGGTTGCAGGAAATATTTATGAGAAACCGAGACGCAATAGTTGCCTCCCGCTTAAGAGAGCTAAGAAAGCAAAAAGAGATCGACGATGGAAGACCTTGGACAGCTGATCAAGTCGGCAAAGCGATCGGCATAGGTCAATCCACCTACAGCAACTATGAAAACGAGATCCGCAAACCATCACTGGATCGCATTGAAGAGCTGGCGGCCTTCTATAAAGTCACGCCCTCTTATCTGGCCGCTTTCACCGATCATAAGGGCAGCGGCGGCGGTGATGCCTTGCACGTCACACCAATGCTGACCGACTCTGCCAAAGATGTAAGCGTGAACCCTGCGGGCGATTACTCAATCTCAATAGAGCTTCTTGAGATGCACGGACTACGCAAAGAAAGCATCCTTATCGATGCGATACCAGATAACGCCATGGCTCCGCACCTTATCAAAGGTGACATTGTCATCGTCAAACGCGAGCCGAGCCTAAGCATTGAAACATTACCCTTGGGCATTTACTGCATTAAAGAGCAGAACGGGCGCACATGGATGCGCTGGGTAAAACGCGAAATCAACGGCATGGTCAAGGTTTACCCCGAGAACAGCACCCATTATGAGTCGCACACCTTCAGCGAAGAGGACTTTAAACAGTTCACCATCCTTGGCACCATATTCAGAGTGATTCGCAAACCAAAGTTTGACGATATCTAAATTGATACACCTCGCAAATAATCGCGGCTTCGGCCGCTTTTTTTTGCTTCACAAAAACACATTTCGTGATAACATCAAACACGTATTGAAACAATCACGGACTAAAACAATGCCAGCACAAACGCACCCAATCGCGACGCACCTTCTCACCCTGGTTCCTGACACTTTGCCAGCACATCGCAAAGGGGCTGTCGCAATCAAAAAACTCGAACACACCCTAACCCCTTACCCCGCATTTTTCCGCGAACTGAGAGGGGCGATTATCGATGACATTCGCGAAACGCACCCGGAGCACGCCGACGAACTCGAAGCGGCTTTTGATTCTGCCTCTCAAGCCATCGAAACCCACATCGCCGGACTGCGCGCCATCGCTCAACTGTTAAATAACCAATAGTTATGAACGAGATTATCTGCAACGAGAGTCACCTCGACACCACAGAACAACAATTGCTACTGGCTCACGCCAGTGGCATGAGCTCGCGCGACATAGCAAAGCAACTCGGCACCGACACTCACACGGTGCAGTTACTCGAGCGTGAGCTGCAAAAAAAACTGCACGCACGCAGCATGGCGCACGCCATCGCACAAGCCTTCATCGGCGGGATCCTGACTTTACGCAAAGCCACTCAACTTATTGAGGGCGAAATCATCCTCAAAACGCTTTGCCTTGTGATCGTTACCGGCTGCCTTGTCGATGTGCACACCCATCATGAAGCCAACAGAACGCGCGAACCGATGCGCAATAACCGAAACCCAACCACCGTCATGCGCGTGATGCGCGCCGGAAGAAACTTGGAGTTAGACGCATGAACAACGCCAACCTAATCAATCAAACCAGCGGTGATGTCGAATATTACACCCCACTTGAGTGGGTCGAACCGGCGCGCCAAGTGATGGGCAGCATTGAGCTTGACCCCGCAAGCAGCGACATAGCCAACCAAACCGTAAAAGCGCAGCGGATTTTTACCATCGATGACGATGGCCTAAGCCGACCTTGGACAGCGCAAACCCTTTGGATGAACCACCCATTTCACCGTGGTGAAAAAGCGTGCCCGGCAGATCACTCCAAGTGCAAAAAAATCACCTGCCTCAAACGCGGCTTTCACATCGATAAAGACATCCCAAGCAATAACGACTGGATCAACAAATTCATCGCCGAGTATGAAGCAGGCCATTTCAAAGAAGCCATTTGCATCACCTTCGGCAACACCAGCGAGGCGTGGTTTAGAAAGCTACTGCCGCACCTGCAATGCTTCCCCAATGGGCGAGTGCACTATCGAAAACCTGACGGAACAATAAACCGCAACGTGACCAAAGGTAGCGTGCTTACCTACCTTGGGGACCGCCCAAAAGCTTTTAAAAAAGTATTCAGCCGCCTTGGCACGGTTAAATAAATAGGAAACAACATGAACGCACTGAACAAAGCCACAACCGAAGAACTACAACGCCTCTCGAACCTAGAAGCGCTCAGCCACTACACCCCAGAAACGCTACTCGATGCGTTTGTGCACGCGCACAACCAACAAACCCAAGCGTGGAACGCCCTCGTCGAAGAAAACCAAGCGCTGACCTTAAAAGTCGCCGAACTCGAACCCGAGGCCGCTTGCGCGAAAGACTATGCCAACCAAATCGTTGAGATGGAGAAAGAGATCGGCGAGCTGCAGGAAGAAAACGAGTTTTGCAAAAGCATGGCTCTCAAGGCCGAAAAAATCGCCAACCAATCACTTGGCCTGCAGCGCGAACGCGACCAACTCAAACAACAAGTGAGTGCCCTGCAGCGACAACTCACCGAACTGAAAGGCGGCGACAACCCACAAAAGCTGAAAGAACGCATCGTACGCCTTACCGAGAAAAGCAAAGAACGCGAGAAGCGCATCACTCAACTTGAAAAAGGCCGCCAAGAAGACCGCCGCGCTCTTGAGAAATCGCGCATTGATATGAATAACGCCATTGCCAAAATCGCCAAGCTGCAAAAGCAACTGGCACACGATACGGGCAGCGGCGTTTACCACAACGGTGATCATCACCTCATCATTTGGCCAGAAAAAACCACCATGCAAGATGAGCACGGCAACCAATTCCAAGGTCAGGCACTACTTTACTTGCACCGTTCTGGTCGTGGTGGGTTTATTACCTACAACCCAAACACGGGCGAAGCCAACCTTTGCGCCGCACCGAAAAACGGGTTACGCCCAAGCGAGGAAACCTGCGACTTCGCCAAAAACTGGCTATTCAAAGTCAACGTACTGCAGCAAGGCGTCGTGACCGAAGAAGACATGAAGCCGGTTAACTACAACGGGGACAACTTCCAATGATCATCCGACTGTTACCCGATAGCCCTGCAGTCAATGCCGCAAGACAGTGCCAAAGAAAGAACGCTACCTATCAACACAATGGACAACCTTGCTTTGTTCAATCCATCAAAACGATTGGACAAGGCCAGAGCGAACGGGTTGAGGTCACACTCAACCCCATCCGTGCTTTTCAATAACCAACACAAACGCAAGGTGTACAACATGAAAGCAGCAATCACCACAACTAACCACTACGTCACAACACCGGAGGGATGGGGAAAGACCATTCCCGAGGGAGCAATTGTCATCATTCGCGAGCAAGGAAAACCAGAGTCAGACAGTCTTGTCTCTCACACCTTCTGTGGTGGTTTCCACGCATGGAATAAAGACTTAAAGATTCTGGATGGTGAAGTGTTGGAAATTGACTGGTTAAGCGACTGTCCAAAATGCGGTTGCGGAACAGCCTATGTAGAAACCAAAGCAAAAACGAGCGAATACCTTTACGAAGATGACGATGTTCATTGCGCCGAGTGTGAAACCAAAGGTGCGGTGGCGTGGACGGATGAATACGTTGAATGCGTTTGGAATGAGGAAGCGTAATGAACGGACGCCAATTTAAAAAACTCTGCAAGCGTGCAGCGGAAGTAATGATCAAAGTTGAGCCAAAACTTAAAAGCCAGTTGATCTTATCCGAAGAGCGCGGAGAGCCGCCAGAAATCACGCGACATTATAAATGGGATGTGGACACACTGCGCCAAAACTGGCGATGGAAAACCAGAAAAGAATCAACGCCAGACGTATTGCCCAGAGGAATTGCTGGCTTTGGTTGTTGGGATGGCTATTACGAGCCGGAGTGGGATGATGAAGACGCATTATCCAAGTTGATGCATTACGTTCGCGAGACATTTACCGATTGGGGTAGTTGCGATGGTAGTTCATATCCTGAAAACAACTGCCCCAAAGAATTGCGACGAATGCCAAATAAGGCAATCAAGTATTTAGAACGAAAACTATTGAATAAGGTGGCGTAAAAATGGCGAAAAGAATTAGCAATAAAAAAGCAATAGCACGGTTTTGCTCAAGCTTGCGTGATGAGTTTGGACTTTGCGAGGTTAAATTCAATAGGGGTTCTAAGTGTTTTGTAGGAGAAGGCATTGACGGTGGTTACTTTGGTGGTGTCTTTAAGATGGGACGCGTTTCACTCACCGCCGACCACCTAAAAGGAAAGATTGATTACTACTGCACCTGTGACCACTGCGGAAATTGGTATCAGCTAGGTAAAGAAGGGGAAACCTGCCAAGAGTGCAAAATAGGGAAACTTAATCCGCAAGACGTCGAACCATGGGGGAATTCAGAATGAGAACGAACAAATCCATAAGACAAATGATTGTCTCCATTCCGGACTCTTATTCCGATTATAAGAAGCACTGGCACAATGGAAAATTGTGTTTCTGGCAAAAGAACTTCGCATCACCAACACCAAATGGTGGAGTGCGGTTTTATGGGATGCTGCGCAGTGAGCTTTGCTGGTTTGAGCCAATCTCTCTGACTGGCGAACAAATTAAGCGAGGTTAATATGGAAAGCCTCACCACAGCGGCCGAACAGGCCGCTACATCAACCCTAATCGATGACCACTGCACTTGTGGCGAAACTATCACCATCGAACTCAACGCCCACTATGCCACGCGCAAAGATGGTAAACGCCCGTTCTATCGAGATTCGGACTATCCAGAACGATCCAATCAATTGCGCTGCCGAAAGTGCCTTGAATGGATTGCCGACACAGTACCCGCCGCCGCTTACGAAACCACAACTAAGGAGCAAGCATGAACCACATCGCCGGACATTGGTTTATCAGCATCTTCACTCTCTACAAAACCGCAAATAGCGAACTAAAAAAAATCGCTAACAACAATAACTACCGAGAGACGACCCGACGCAATGCGCGGCTGATACTCGAACAACGCCTCGACACCTACTAAAAAACACCCAACACCAACCCGCCACACTGGCGGGTTTTGTATATCCGCAAAATATCCCTTGAATATCCCAAATGTATATATAGAATATTTAAAGAATACTTATCATATACACGAGGGATTATTATGATTATTGCGATAGCACATAACAAAGGCGGCGTGGGTAAAAGCACATTGGCGGTAAACCTTGCCGCCAACCTACGCCCTGACATCATCATCGACCAGGATACGCACCAAAGCATGGTGATACTCAACAAACTGCGCGATGAACCGTTTAACGTCGTCACAAGCAACAACCGTGCGGAACTGATTGGCCATCTAAAAGAATCAGACAACGGCAAGCTTATTTTGATTGACTGCGGCGGCTTCGACTCGGACTTAAACCGAGTGGCCATTGCAGCGGCCGATATGGTCATCATCCCGGCGAACGACGACACCACCGAGCTGATCGGCCTGCGTAACTTCGATGACGTACTGGCAAGCATCAGCAAAGAAATGGACACGCACATCACCGGCAACGTCATATTTAACCGCACCCACCCAAACCGTAAACGCTTTGAAGATGTCGAGTCGTTCCTCGAAAGCTCCAAGCACATGCGTCGCATGGAGAGTGTTATACCTCGCCGCAAAGAGGTTCCAGATGCACTGCGCTTTGGCCAAGGCGTCACTGAAAACAAAGCCTCAAAGCACAGTATCGCAAGCCGTGAAATGCAACGCTTCGCTGAAGAAGTCAAAACCAAGCTAAATATTTAATAAATACCCCTTGGATATTCAAAGAATATCCACTATATATATAAGCAATATCCAACATATACACATTAGAAGCGGTAACATTATGAACAAGAAATGGGATGCACTAGGAAAAGTCGGCAGCGAAGCGCCACTAAAAGAAACGACAGACACCAAAACCAAGCCTAAGCACCTTAAATCCGTTCCGGTGGCTTACTTTCAAAAGCATGAGGAATTAAAAACGAATGGCGGGACCAGCCTTGATTTTACGTCTTACATCATCGAGGCATTGAGAGAGAAACTAGAGCGCGATGGTGCGCTTTAGGTAGTAAAACGCCGGCGAGTATCTCACCCCTACGCCGGCGCAGTGACAAACTAAACATAGGAGAATAGCCATGTCACAAGCGCAATATAACGCAATTGCGAAAGCACGTCTAATTGACTTAGCACGTATCCCAAGCGATCTGCTCACTCAGCTTCTACAAACCAAGCCTGAGTGGTTACGCCTCGCAGTTCTGCAGATCGCGAACAGGGGGAACTCATGAGCATCATGCTATACCCAAACAAAACGCAACCTACCGCCTATCGCATTCAAGATAAAGTGCTAGGCGTTCAGCGCTACTTTGCGTTTAGTCGCTATGGTTCAGACCAAAAAGCAAAACAAACCGCCAAAGCAGCATTAGAAGAACTGAAACGCAGAAGAAGAATGCGCGAACTTCGTTTAGAGCTGGATGCAAACCAGCTCTTTTACCCGGACGGGCGCGTTATAGGGCTAAGAACGGCAAAGAAAACCATCAAAGGCCGCGAAGTCCCGATCCTGATCGCGCAAATCACGGTCGATGGCAAGCAAATAAAAACCGACCGAAGGCTTTTGAATCGGTGCTTCTTCGATGTGTATCGTGATATTCAAGATTGGATATTAACGAAAAGAGGTATCAACAGAACGCCGGAAATAACAAAAAGGTTCAAGCAGGCCGCATGGCTTTACCGAATATAAAAAAGCCCCCATTTGGGGGCTTTCTTTTTCTACTCCGAACAGATGTGCTCATCGAGTTCGGAGGCGATCGAACCAAGCAGAATCAAACCAGCGTCTATTTCCACATCAACTCCATCACCACTTTTAAGAGTTCTTCTCATCAAGTTCAAAACACACTTTATTTCTGTAACTCGCTGTTTTATATAACCGCATTCACACTGCTTTTTCATACTACTATCCAACTGTTTTTATGGTTATGGTCACCTGACCAGCGCAATATGCAGTGGCGCTAATGTAATAACAATATGAAAGGAAAAAACAGTCCTATAATTGATAAAAAAAGGTCATTAGTGTCCTATCGCTTGCGACGCACTTCACAAAAGGAAAAGCCATGAGTTATGAACCACTAATTAAAGCATTAAAGGAAAGGCGGGAGGCAATCGGTTACTCCCAAGAAATGATGGCAGATCGAATAGGAATTTCCCTAAAGACCTATCAGCGAATTGAGAAAGGGGATACCGATATGAAAATGTCGCATTACCGAAAGATGGTTGAACAACTAAAAACAACTGACCTTGATATTTCGCTCGATATGCTAGGGATTGACCGTACAACACCATGGGATGTCGCGGCAGCAGCGAGAACCTTACCCCCAGAAGTAAGAACAGCACTCGTCAGCTTAATTATGATGCTTTATAGGCACTCAAACAAAGACCTATAATTTATTCACTAACTCGATCAGTTGGCTTAACCACTCACCATCATCACACGTATTCAACCCCTCGAAAACGAGCTCCAAACACGCACCACAGCCTTGAATGCGATCAAGCTTAGGCTTTAGCTCTTCGACCGACTGCGCAAGCTTATCCATGCGCCACAGCACCAAAACATCACCATCTTTCAGTTGTTCGATAGCATCATCGATAAACAGCGACTCGATCAGCGCATCACAACCGGCTTTACTTAGCTCATAACGCTGCATCTCTCGATCATCATCGAGCAAAACAAATCCAATTCTTTTCATTTTCATCCTTTGTGACGTGTCACATCGTCATATTTGACGCGATATTAAATCAAACCAGTCACATATGACATGACGTCGTTAACAAATGCACACAGTGTCAAATTTTGGTGGCGATTATGCCTATTATGTTTAATCGGTGAGTTTAGTGGGGTTTCTGCCCGTTCTGGCGGCCTGAACGCGCCAACGCGCCAAAATCGGCAACAAAGCGGTGATCGAGTAGCGTTTTTGTGTGTTGTAAATTTGTTTCAAAAAGGCGAGGTTTTGCGCGGAAAAATCGGCGGGTAAGTTTGGCGGCTGATTGGCATCGAAACCGCCAAAAGATCAGGTTTTCTCTAACTGGCCTGCCAACGTATCAACTTGGTACATTGGCAAACACTCGAAGCACTACCCCCGCGCGTGTGAAATAACCGGTTATCACAATGGCGTAAGTATGCGATGAAATAACCATCCTCCATTGACCGCGTTCCTGACCACTTAGCTTTACGACGGGGAGATAAAAAGCCTTCACTCGGGTCCTCAGAATTGAACGCATCAAACAAAACCAGATCTTGACCATCCCAGGGGAGCCAATCAAAGTTTGACTCATGGGCAGTCAGCAAACCTTGATAGCGCTGAACCCAAGGCGGCGACAATCGGATCGGAAGATTACCCGCCGAACCTGACGACCCGATCTCAGTAAAGCAATCGCCCACGTTCAGCACCTCATTACAGGCCAATGTAAAAGGCTCACGCCGGATCGATTGTTTATCATGGTCAGAGAGAGAAACGAGAAAGCAAGTTTGCATCTCGTGTAATACCGACAATGTCATTGCTTGCTATTCCTTGATTAGATTTTAAAGTCCAAAGCCTCACCGCACTGGTGACATTCGCTCGGATAATGCTTATTGAAACGAACACCTTCCGGCAGAATAACGGCTCTACAATTAGGACAGCACTCAGCATCTAAACATGGAGTGGTAAACTTGCCATCACTATCTCTATATTGAATTCGTTTGTTGCTGTGCTTGTATGTTCTCATGTTATCAATCCCTATATGTTGTACCCGCTTCAGCTGCAATTGATACTAGATGTTGTGTTTTACCTGTTTAAACTCACCACCTCTGGCCTGTAGACCTCAGAGACATTTTCACAGCGCACCCACTCAACAGATCGCCAATCGTAATCCGTGAACTCTTTCGGCCTTTCCGGCAGCAAGCCAAAAAGGCGCTCTTGAAAATCAACGCTGATCACGAACTTGCGGACGCCCTTGTGAATCGCCCACATCTGGCCACCGAAACCCAATTCGTCAAATTGATGTGGAGTCATTCGCGAGTTTCCCACGTATCAAATAAAGCTCGTTAAGAGCGCCAGAAAGCTCGGCATTCAAAACCGTTTTAACTTCTAAGGTTTGGCCGCGCCCGTACTCGATGTGCTCTGCACGCAACTGAGTGATGCGACTCTCGATGTAACCGGCTTGATAAAGCTTCACGGCATTTAAAAGCTCTTGGGCGACTTCAAGCGTCATGTCCACGCTAACGCCGATATAGCTTAGCGTTTTGGCCGTTGGGATGGTCTTTTCAAGCTGTTCAGCTAGCTCGGCCAGTGATTGAGCAGGGAATGTTTTATCTTCCATAACTTATACCGCCAACTCTTTTTTAATGGCTTTATCAGCCTTGCGAACAATAGCTTTTGCCATTTTTATTCTGGAGGCGTGGCCATCTTTATCAGCTATCAGCACCAGGAGACATTCAGCCAAATTTTTAGCTTGCTTTGGATCTTTATCCAGGATGCAATTTAAGCTGATTTGAGCATCAGAAACACTGGTATGAATGTATCGACTAACATTGCTCTGAGACATAACCACTCCTTAATTAGTTAAACGACGAACCGTCTCGTCATCATCAGAGCTCGACTTGCTCTTATTAAGCGCACTCTTGGCCAGCTCAAGCTCACGGATAGCGAAATGGTAAGCCGGTTCGTTGAGCGCTTTCACTTCTGGTGCCTCGTTGGCCAACTGTTTTTTTAGCGCATCGATGCGCTGATCGAGGTATTGCATCATTTCCCGTTCTCCTGTTCCTCAACCTCAAAGATGGTTATCTGGTTATCATCCTTTGGTGGCAGGTCCATTTGCTGCCCCGTTCTTTGGTGGTAAATCTTCGCGGCATCATGCCGACCCAAACGAGTGAGCCGCATCATCAAGCCAAGATCCGAGCGGCGCTCCATCTCAATCAAGCCCCGTTTTCTCAAGGTATGCATTCCAGTGCGGAAGTTATCCGGGTCGCAGATATACCCGCGCAGGTTGTCTACCGTTTTCTTAACCTTGGCCAGCGCAATGTGGTGAAGAACGCCATTCACCTCAGCGACAGCCAACACGAAAAGCGCCTCTTTCTGATTTTTAGATAGTCTCTCTTTTGTCATTTCCTTAATCACAGTTGCTGTGAATAAGGAAATATTAAACCAGTCACCTAGCAGAGTAAAGATTAACCACACCTTATTCAGAAAAATTGTGGATAAAAAAAGTGACAACGTATCCCTTGGTTTTATGGAGGAGCTGTGCGACGACATGCTAAGCCGAACTGACGTGCAGCGATCGAGAACGTCAATTGGTCATCATTGGCACAGCGTTCAATTGCACCAACGGCACCTTGCTAGAATCGCGCGTAGCGCATGATGGCGGCAGCTGAGGTTTGAAGGTTTAGTGTTGTCTACGTAGCCGATCCACAGCCTTTTAAGCGATCGAGAGTGTTGACGGTCGGATGACAAGCAGGAGGTAAAGCGAAATCTCTCACGTTAGCCATCACGCACATCGCTTGCGATGTCGAAGTGATGGGTAGTGAGTCATTCTCTATTATGTTTTTTTAATATGGGAGAATGTGCGCCACCTATTAGGGGGAGGGCACGCCAGTTATGGGAAGGGCAGAACGGCGATCGTGACAACGCGCGGAAGATCCTCGACGGATCCTGCGTAATAACTGGTTAAATTTTACCACAAAACAGGGGTAAAATGATGAAAAATAAGGGATTGTTTTGCGGAGGAAACGCGAAAAGCCGCAGTTAAGCGGCCTATATTAAGAGGGGGTTCAATAGGGTATGTCAGGGCAGTCTTGCTGCATGAAGAAGCGACGCGCTTCATCAGGCGACATTCCGCTCGCTATCGCGCCCAGGATCTCGCTAGTGCGGTTTTGTGACTGCTGAGCGTTGAGAGCAGCCAATCGACGCTTGCGACCTTCCGCGCGCTGCTTGTTGCGTTTTTCACGCACTTTATCATCGGCTTGGCGGTACTCATCAAACTGCTGCTCAAGCGGCGTTTTCTGTAATCGACGGAGTTCAACGCGCTGTTTAGCTTTCGCACGCTGAGCGCTCGCCAACTGGCCAAGGCCAAGCATCTCGAACAGGGCGGCATTGATGCGCTTGATCGAGGCAGAACCGCGCCACTCGCCCTCTTTCTCTTCACGCTGCTCGAAGCTCAAGTAAAAACCCGAACGCTTGAGCGTATAAATGGCGTTATCGACCGTTCTCGATGCCATACCAAGCAAGTCAGAGTAAAGCGAGTTCTCGCACCTGATCAGTTTGCGAGTTGTCTTGTCACGCGTGGCCACTAGGTTGGCCGCCAAATCATAGTGCAACAAGGCCACGGCAAGCACTTTCATCGCGTTGGCGTAGTGTTCGGAACGGTGACAAATTTTCGTTTTGAGGATCTTACGATCTTGGATACTGCGGAGCACATCAGCTGCAGCTTGAAGGAGGATAAAAGGCAGGCGGTCGCTGACCTCAAAGCCGAGTTTCTGCGTTAAAAACTGCGCATTCTCTTTGGCGTTATCCCTAGCCCACTGGCTCTTTTGAGCAGCGGTATAAGGCTGGTACCCCTTATCGGACACGTCAGACGCATTAAAAGCAGTTTTAATACTCAGATTCATTAACTAAATCACCATTTTTGAACGGTAACTATTGCAGTCAATGACCCGAGAAGCTAAACTCATCTTGCGTTTGTGTTGTGAGTCGTCTTTTTTTGGCTTCTCGGAACATTCTTAGAAAACCCGCTCGCCAAAGCGGGTTTTTCTTTATCTGCTTGCCGTATAAATTTTAATCAATCACGCCCACCTTATTGCTTCTCAACGTAAAGATAGACGCCAAATCACTGTTGCGGGCGACTTTAACACGATTATTTTGATATTTCATCTCATATCGTGTTTATGAATGATCTGATGCTGATTTTTCGATCACCTGCTCTATGTTAGAACGCAAGCGGCTAGAGATTCCTCGCGCAAGCCGTAGCGCGACAAATAGCCCTAAATCCTGCTCTTGGTCATCACTTGCAGCACCAGATAAGAACCGCAATAGCTCATCAAGATCTACCAAGTCGCTATAAAGATCAACGCTATTTGTGTTTTTTTGTGAAACCGACATAAAGAACCCCTAACAACTGTATATATATACAGATTATTAGAGCTAAAAAATGCAAGAGTGGCAAGCAATTAACTTTATCAATAAGAAGCTGGGAGCATAAAAAGAGAAAAGCCCCTAGTTCGGGGCTTTGTTTTGATGGAGCGCTTTAATCGCTTCGATGTTCTCATTGTGCGTGGCCGTGTAGTAATCACCCAAACCCCAAGAAAGCAGGTATATGATGATGGGCACTATCACTGTGCTGATCGAGAGAACGAAAATCACAGTAAGCACAATACCCCAAACGGGAGTGCTATAAAGCAACCCAACGGGACCTAGTAAGAACGTTAATACAAACGACATAACGCGCGATTTTGGGACTAGATTCAAGTGCTGCACCTCCATTCAAACGGTTGAATAATGCCGCTTGAACGGGGTGAGGTCAAATGATCACAAAGGAAAAGGCACTTACCGCTATACCTACCTTGGCACACCTATCGTGCAGCAAACCAAGTACAGTTCCGGCGAAGTTTTTGTGGAGGATGGCACGAGAATTCTCGTGATTGATGCGAATGCGCAGGCCATTACAGTCAAAAGACCACACGGCGGCGACGCCTTTGTTTTGAATAGAGAGTGAAAAGAAAAGCCCCGATTGGGGCTTTTGGTGAACATCAATTTAAAACTATTTATAAACTGGCACCTCGCCGATGTAGTTACCATTTTCATCGTAAATTGGAAATCTCTTACTAATACTGCCTGATGGAACCCCATCAAATACACGGCACCCAAAAAAACCATCAACAAGAAGTTTAATGTCTTTTTTGGTTCCATTTTTCATGCTAATTGTCCGATTGTTTGCAATAGAGTTAAGATCTAAAGATAAATTACCAGCTCCATTACCAGACAAAAACTGCTTAAGCTTGCCTAAAGAACCGAAATTTATCTCTCCACCTCCAATCGTTGCGTTGCCAAAAGTTCTCAGTGAACGACCGTATTCTATCGTATCTGACTCTACTGCATTTGTTCCATTAAAATCGCCGCTGTACGGCATTATCTGAGGTCGAACAACATTGGAGCCTATCTCAAAGTCCTTGCTATTCTTCCAATATGCTTTGTTTGCAATAACGGGGAATTCGACATAGTCAATGTCCATGCCAGCCCCCCGATGGGCGCGAATCATATCTGCGCATAAGATTGGACGCATAACGTAGCGCATATAAATGCCGTTACTGATAAGTGATGGATTGTCATCGTCTTGGTTGTGATCGATATGCCCACCTATGACCGGGTGCTGAACCCAATCAGATTTATCTCCGGAAGTATTGCGGCCAATACATCTAACACCTCCGAGCTTATTACCCCAAATTTGCGCAAGTATCACCAACCCGTGCTGCTGGTCTGGCAGTACAGCAGTAGAAGAGTCTATGTTAACCCCCCACCCTTCAGCCCCATAAATAAACGCGTTGTAAGAGATTGAGCTGCGCTTGCACTGAATGATTTTTACGTTGTCCGTTCTTGCGTAACTTATTTGCACGCCGTCATCAATGCTTAACTGAGAAGTAACCCCATCAACATAAATGTTGTAATTACCAAAAGCCACCTCAGCGCCGTTCATAAACTTTACGCCAATTGATGTGGTGATGTTAAAAAGCTTCTGGTCATTCCCTGCGGACTCAAACCTAACAGAGCTTATGTTGATACTTCTTTTTGGGGTGTACGCATCTCCAGACCCAGCATAAAGAACTGTGCCAGCTCCTGTTATATCACAGTAAAAGTCAATACTTGCGGCGTGCTCGTATTTCTCACCATTTGGTAGCAGGTCAAACTCAATAACACCTGTACCTTGATACATTGCTCTAATGATTGCATTTGACCAATCAATATCAGGAGCCAAGCGAAACTTAGATACCTGTACAGAATTTTGATTAATAGCCTTACCAACAAATATTGAATGGTTATCAATGATAATTTCTGATGGATCGCCTCCACCTCGATAAACAACATCGTTAACAGTGCCACTTATTATTTGAGACAAAAAATACGCATTGCCATCAACAATCACATGTGTGATCGGCAACCCATCCGCCGTCTCTTGCGCCGATGGGATCACATCCCCCACAACCAAGTCACGGTCTTTCGGCCAAATTCGGGCATTAACACCGAGTGACTTTTCAAGCGCGCTGGCGACTTTGCTCTCTATCCAGTGCTTATTGGGTACCCCGTTCTCAAGCCAACGTTCTTGGATTAGGTCATCGGCCAAGGTGGCGGCGGTTTCAAAAGGCAGTTTTACTGGGTTAGGCAAAAACTCTTTATAGCCCTCTTCACCCTGCACACCGATGTGATAGCGCTGCAGTGAGTCGGAGATGGTAATGCCTGCTTGCCAAAGTAGAGATTGCTGAGAGAGCGCAAAGCGGTCTTGAAACTCGGTCGCGTGTTTGTTTAACTGGCGCGCGAAGTTCTCTTGCCAAATGCGGCTTACTTTGGGCAGTGAATCGCGACTGCCGGCACACGTTTGGATCGTGGTGTCTTTCTCTGCGAAATCGTGCGCTTTTTGGGAAGACTGCTCGATGCTCTTGGCCGATTGTTCCAAGCGCTGTTCGATATTCATTACCATGGTAGACCTCATAAAAAAGCCCCGCATCGGCGGGGCTGGCTTGAGTATTAAACGGGTTAAGCGTAGGCATCCACGCGCGGGTCATCTTCCACCGCGCGGCAACTCACTTCGTTTTCGCCCTTTTGGGCGACGCGCATCAAAATGCAGCGCTTGTAAAGCTGGTTAGCGATGCCGAACATGTATTGGGTTGGCTGTTGGCCACGTTCGCCGACGGCGTAAATGGGGCGCGTGGGTTTATCGAGTAGCAGCACAATGTCATCCACTTCGGTTTTGGCGACACGGTACGGGCCGTGAATACCGTTGCCGGAGTTAAACACCACATAGTGCTGCTGATTGGGCTGCCATGTGAGCAAGCCGCTCAACTGCAAATACTGCCCTGCCTCGTGGGTGAGCGTTTCCTGCACTAACCCAAACTCGCCCCACTTGACGGCATCGTGCGCCACTGGCACCACGTCGCCGTAGTTGGACTGCCAACCGTCAATGTCGGTTGAAAACTCGATGTCCGTGCGGCGGTAAGCGAGCACAGCGGCATGAAACAAGCCCTCGCGCCGTGCGTGCTCTGCATTGGTGATAAAGGGCATGTTGAGCTTTTTCGGGTTGTAGCCGTGCTGCTGGCCAACAGTGCACAAAACCGTTTCGGACTTGCGGGTTTTCGGGTTGAAAAACTCAACCTCGATGCCGTCGTTTTCGTCATCCTCGACTAAGCGAATCTCTGCGCTGAAACTCTCCGGCAGCATATTCACTGGCGAGTAAGGCTTGCACAGCACTTGCCTTGGCTCATCACGCCACAAGCTGACGGTGCCGAAATCGACCCTCGGGTAAGCGCGACCAGTGGAAAGTAATCGCCCTAGCGCATCCCAAAACGCCACGGGCGAATCAAACAGCCCGTCGCAGTAATCACCGCGCTGCGCCCACTTGGTGCGGTAGGCGAGTAAGGTATCGGTATCGATGATGGCCATCGGCAAGCCTGCGCCGTATATGGTGTCACGGCACGCATCGATGACGGCATCAGCAATCGATCGCGTCGCTTGCTTTTGAAATGTGCCATCACTTTGCAGCACTGGTAACACGCGCGTGCTATCACACCAGTATTGCGAGTTGGCTTGCTGCGAGAGCGCGTTCGTGGCGCGGATTTTTAAGGTGATGATGGTTTCGGCGTCGTTCACGTAATCACGCTGGATCACGGATTTGAGCCCCATCCACTGCACCTCATCAAACACCCGCGTGCTATCGACAAAGTGCGAAAGCCGACGACAGCCAATTTCCCACTTGCCCGACCCTAAGCCCATCTCAGCGCCAAGCCAACGCGTAATGCGCTGCGGCGTGTTATCGGCGGCGGTAAAGCTCAAGGTTTTGGTTTGGTAAGCGCTGGTGCTGCCTGCGGGGCGAACGCGCACTTGAAACTCTACGGTGCGGCCAACTATCGCGCCATCGCCATTCATTTCACCAAGCCCGCGCGGGAAGATGAAATCCAGCCCAATATCGAGCGAGGGCGCATCTTTGGGCGCGGCGACAAAGTTGCCGACCCATTTCGCTTCGGTGTCACGCTCAAGCACCGAGAGCTGCGCAGTCGGACTATCCATCTTAATAAAGCCGAACCACGTTGTATCTTCGGCTAACGTTTCGGAATTCACCCGCGCCAAGGTGCCTTGATCATCTTTGCAGACGTAAGTGCCGTCATTATCGAGCGCTTCGCTGATGCGGCAAAAAATGCCGCTCATCGGCTCAAAACTGGTGACTTCACCACCACCATCCGCACGCACACGAATGCGGTTGCCGGGTAACTTTTCATTGACGATGTAGGTGCCCGAGTTCGCGCCAGCACCCGTGAAGATGTAACGCTTGCCGACGGTGACAAAATCCCACCCGAGTGGGTTTTCGATTTCGTCTGGATACTCTTCTGGATCGAAGAGGCCGCCATCATCGCCCATGTCGTGAAAAATCAAGTTACCTTCAAAAATCAGATTCGGCGTGGTGGTCGAGGTGATGATGATGTGCTGACCTGCTTTCCACGGCCATTTTTGGCGCACCCACGAGAGCGTGGTCGAATCTTTACTGGTGCGATACGTCTCTTGTGACCAGAGCGTAACAGCGCGATCAGCAAATCGCGCCTCTTGCGCACTGGCGGTCGCTTCCCAATCCACGGTCACGCCCGTGAGGGTTAAACCGCCTTGGCCATCACTGCCTCCGACCTCTTTCGAGGTCCATACAATGTGCGGAAAATGGTTCACCACTTGCCCCGGTTGGTAGACGCGCAGCTCTATGTCGGGTGAGTTCTCGATCTCCGTTTCGCCAATATAGTGGCCATGAAACTGAAACTCGCCCACGCCCTTGCTGAAAGTCTGGTAATAAAACTGCTCATTGCCGACGTACTCCCACCAGTTGGGCGCGGCGATATCGGGGTAATGCGGCATTCTGCCGTACTGCACAGGCACGGGATTGCCCAGCTTGGGCTTATTGCCTTGAGCGTTGTAGTTGTACACCGAGCTCGCTTGCTTGGTGTCTACGTTGCCCGGCGTGTCCGGCATCATCAGGAACGAGGCCGCAACCGATACGGCAGAGAGCGCGAGCGCCGCGTAAATCAACCAATCGGGGCCAAAGCCAAGCTTAGGGCGCAGGCTGATCACCTCCATCTCACCGATGGTGTGATCGAGGCTTGGCAGCGGCTCAAAGTTGCACGTCGCACTCAGCGCGCCAGAGGCGGGCAAATGCTTAGCCACCCACTCAGCGAGATGCGTGCCCGATGCAACCGAGTAAACCTTGTGCTCATCCGTTCTGACCGGATGTTGAAAGATCACGATGTGCGACATAGCGATAAAACTCCACGAGATCATAACGCCGCTTGAACTGGGCAAGCGTTTCGATGCGGACAACGCCGCCCATAGTGTGAATAACGTATCCGGGACACTGAGCGGCAGTAAACACGCCGCAGTGCCATGCGGCTCCTCGCTGCGCGACCACCATCGCCAGCTCTTCTGGCTGCGGGATGGGCTCAATCAGCGTCGCGTTGCGGTCAATTTCTTGCTGCGCGGCTTCGACCGTGACAAACCGATCGGCAAACTTCGGTAGGTTCGGCGCACCGAGAAAGGTTTCCCACGCTTCTTTAACGAGCAAAGCGCAGCCATCCGGCGGGTAATGACCTGCCGGAAGCGAGCGAAAGTAATCAATCATAAATAAGCCAGACCAGGATGTGTTTTGGTGGTGTACTGCCGCCGCAGAAAGCGACGGTTCGTTAAATCGCGCCACGATGCAGTGAGTGAGATAGACGCAACACTCACTTTGCAGCGCGTAGTGGTAAGGATGATCGGGCGCGTAGCGGGCGCGCTTAGGTCATCAAAGTCATACTCTCGATAGATGCAGATCACGGGGGTGATGCTTTCATCGTACTTGGCCGCCTCAACCGCATCGATGAGCGACTGATCCGAGTTTGGCGCGACAATGGTCAACGCCTCGGTACCACTGCCGCCCTTTTCGGGCATCTGCTCTTCAAAATTGCCCGCCTTAAACCAGACCATTTCCCCCGTTTCGATCCCCGCTTTGATGTCCTCACCGTTTTTGACATAGCGGATCGGCGATGCGAAAGATGGGTGCTGGTACTCGATGGTTTTAAGCATCCTCACCCCCAAAGATCGAGCACTTCATCAATCCCGAGGCACGCTCAATACCCGCAAGGCTATCTTTCGACAGCACGCGCGCGGCGTAGCGTTCGAGGCGAGGTTTGAATCCCTGCACGGCGATATCAAGATCCCACACCGAACCGAACCCCTCTTTTAAATTTCTGAGCACAAACGGAGTGTCTTCGCCCGGCTTACTGGTGAACTGGCATTTGATGTACTGCAGAGCATAGTCACCGGTTCGGAACGGCAGGTAAAACCATTCCATTCCGCCATCCAGTTCATACTCGACCCAACTTTCAAACACCTCTTTTTGCTCACCTGTAAACCGGAAACGGGCAGAGAACTCGGCGGGCGTCGTGCGAGCTCGGCGTCGAACTGACACCAAGCCCAGATCGGTTTTGGTGCGAACCAAGGTTTTGCCATGTTGATATTGATAACCATCGGTCAACGGCAAAGGCAGCAAGCCCGTGCCAAACTCTTGGCACGGATACTTCACTATATTGGGGTTTAACTGAGAGAGGTCTATCACTTGGTACCTCCGATCTGTGCGCCCATCTTCTGGGCGATGTAAGAGAAATACTCGCCGCCCTTGTGCGCATCTTTGATCATGGTGGTGATGGTTCGGCGTTCATAATCCACCTCGGCTGTGGTACCCGGAGCCGCTTCATTGATGAAGATTGTCCATCCCTCGCCACCCTGCCCCATCGCTTGGCCAGAGGCGAGTTGGTCAATCATGGCCATGGTTTTTTTGCGGCCGACCACTTGAGTGGGTCCGAGGGTAATTTCGGGACCGAACTCACCGGTGATCCCCCACTTACCTGCAGGAATATTACCGCCTTGGTCAAACATACCCGCGAACCCCGCCGAGGCGGCCGTGGTAGCGGCCAGCGCCATCGGTTCGGTCACGGCCAAAGCCGAGGCCATCGCTCCGGGAGCCAACGCAGGACCCACAACAGGGATCGCCGCCGTGGATTTATAGGCGTTGATACCGGCGATAAGCGCCGAACTTTGCGCCTCACCGGATACCCGCGCCACGTCACTGGTGACTTGCCCCTTGAGGATGGTTTTTTCTAATGCCCACAGCACAGCGCGCTGCGCCATGATTTTACCGATCGCCGCGAGCATGGATTGCGCCATACCCATGGCCATGTTTTTAAACGCATCCCCAACCGATTCACTGTGCATGATGGCCGAGGCGAACGCATTACCAAATCCCGTGGTCAGCATGTCGAAGGTTTGCGACCACAGAAAGTCGGTGTCATACGCGGCTTTCTGCATCGATTCGATGTACTTATCCATATGGGTTTGATTTTTCTTGCGCTGATCTTCGGTTTCTTTTTCGATAAGCGCGGCGCGTTCGGCGGCGTAGTAACGCTGAATTTCCGACAGCGAGTGTTGATATTGCTCTTCGGTGATCAGGTCTTTCTCACGCTTTTCGACCAGCTTGCTCGCGTCGTCCATGTACTTAGCGTTGAGCAGCTGCATTTCGCTCAGGTTGCGCCGTTCAATTTCGACAAGCCACTCTTCGGTGTTTTCGCGCTCGCGCTCTAAGGCTTTTTGGTCAGCGAGTTTCTTGGCGGCCTCTCGCTCCTTCTGACGCTTATCTTCGCGCTGCTTCTCTTCGGCGTCTTTCTTGCGTTTTTCGGCGGCCTCTTCCTCAAGCCTTTGCTTTTCTCGCTCTTTAGCGGCTTCGGCGGCTTTGTCTTGCGCCTCTTTTTGAGCGATGGATTTCTGCTTGAACTCTTCTTGCAGCTCCATCATGCGCTTAGTGACACGGTTGTATTCAACGGTCAGGTTAAACAACTCGTTTTCAGAGGGTCCCAAAAGCCCAAACGGGCTGATTGATGCAAGCTTTTTCCCTTTGCTTTTAGACTCGATATCATCAATTTTTTGACCGAGTTCGACACGCTGTTTAAGCAGATCGTTAAACTCTTTCATCGGCTCAGGGTCAACAAAATCTTTGACCCCTTGCATGATGTCAATCAGCCCCTGCAAGGTGGTTTTTGCAAAAAACATCGAACCACTCTTATCCGAGAGTGATTCGAGCATTTCTTCCCACGTTTGCGAGAAAGTATCCACTGTGCCGATAAGGCCACTGGCCTCGGCTGAGGCACCGCCACCAAAGCGCAAACGCAACTCATCAAGGATGACCCCTTGAGCGGCCGCCACATCGCCGGTTTTGGTCATCTGCTCGACCATGTCTTTCTGGGTTTGGGTGAAGTTCACGCCGTAAGAGCCGAGCACCGTCAGGCCGTTGATCGGGTCGTTAAGCGCTTCACCCAAGTTTTCCGCAACGCCCGACATATCGGTGCCCCAAACACTGGCAATGTCTTGGGAGAGCATGATCGCTTCACGGAACGTTGAGCCCATGACCGCACGAAACGACAGCATGACTCCGATCGCTTTCGCCGCCTCTTGAGTGGAGGTAAGGGTATTCATCGCCACCGAACGCGCCAACTCGTCGAGTTCTTGCGCGGTGTAGCCACTGGCGTAACCGGTCGCTTTGATAAGCTGCTCTTGCTGCAGCAAACGGCGCTCGGTTTCGGCCAAGGTCGGCAATCCTGCGGACATGGCACCGATCGCCACCGCAACACTCCCCGCAACCAGTGTCCACTTTGCGCCGAGGTCATCCACATTACTGGTCAAGTCATCAAGATGACCACCGACTTGACCTAACGGCCCCGGCAACTGAGCAAGCTTGCCCGATACCTCGGTTAAGCTCTTACCTAGCCCTTCGTTACTGTCCTCGGCCTTTTCGGCCTTTTGCGAAAAGTTACCGAGCTTTTTTTCACTGCCGCCGATCTTGTTATCAAAGTCAGCTGTTTCTGCCGATAGTCTCGCGACCAGATCGGCAATTCTCTGCTTATTCATGCTCATAGCTGCTACTCACTTCGAATGGTCGCCACATCACTGAGGATTTGCGAGATCAGCGCTTGGTTTGTCTCAGGGGGTGGCTCAACGGCCTTTTTATGCAAATCAAAGTCATCCGCATAAAACGTGTTTTGATAGCGGCCGGAGGCGTTCAACACATTGGCATTCAACATCTGCAACAAATACTGCTGATTGCGCTTTGGCAAACCATGACGCTGTACATAATCCAGCTTGCGCCAATAGTCAGAGAGTGACATTTGGCGCAGCATGGTGATGGCCGATGGCTGACCCAATTCAAACGCGAGCGCCTCAGCATGATCCCAAGCGGCGGCTAGGACTTTTCCAGCGTTAGCGGCTCTTCGGGTTCGCTGGGCGGCGTTTTCAGCTGATCGATCGTCATGGGCTTATTCAGCTCACGCAGAATTTGGAAGGCCAGATTGATGGCATTGTTTGGCCAGTTCTGGCGAATGTCGCTCTGAATGGCGTCAAGATTTCGAGTTGGGAAGTTATTCTCCTTGCAGTGCAAGAGAGAAAGCGCCAGAGCATGCGCCATCAGATCGAGGTGATAACTCTCTCGCTCAACCGCATTATGCACTCGCTCTTCATGGGGTGCATCCGGGTCAATCTTAGGGGCATCACCACGCTTTAAGGCGTATTCCATGTCAAGGATCCGGTCATGCGCGGTGTACTCGCTCAATACAAACGGGGTCTTGCCGAGGTAAATCGTTTCGGTTTTCAAGTAAGGCATCGTTCTCACCGCCCTTTCGGGCGGCGCTCCATGAGATTAACCGCCGGGTACCACTGGCTTTAGGAAATCTTCGGCCAGTTTTGGACGACCTTCGAGGGAGATTTTTACATCGCGTTTCATGTCGGCTGAGTTCTCGATTGAACTCGGGGTGCCTAGACTTTGCATAATGCCGTAGTAAAAATTCGAGACAAACTTGGTTGCATCTTCACTCGGTGACTTGATGCGATACCACCACTTCTCTTTTTCACCGTTTTTCACATCATACAGATCGATGAGACGTTGCTGAGCAGGAGTGCCCGGCGCGTAACCGATCTGCACCGACAGTTCTCCAGCGTCTTTGGTGCCCGCACTTTTACTTGCGTAAGAGTCAGGGTTATCAAGATAGTTTTCTGAGTTGACTTCTTTGGTCATGGTCGGAGGCGTAATGCCCGCCAAATAGCCGACCTGCTCCCAACACTCGTCACTGTCCATGCCTGCAGTGGTCGCTTCGTCAATCGTTTTCCCTTGCTTGAGCACCCAAAATGAGTTGCCCTTGCCCGCAACGGGGATCATGCCAATAGCCATGTTTACTCCGCTTTAAATTGGTGAATCAAATGCAGCGCTCGGTATGCCCCCGACTCACTGCGCTCATACTGAAAGCCTGTGCGAAACACTTGGCCAAGACCCGCAAAGCGATAGCCTTGCGGAATGATGGCCTTGATTGCCTCTGCCAAGTCATCCAGATCCGCGTCAGAACGTGTGCCTTCGAGATAAATCGAGCAGTTGAACTGACAGTTATAACGCTCACCGCGATCGAGATACTCGTCGTTGAGCTCGCCATCATCGTGATGAACAATGACAGCGGGCATCTCGGACGGCTCAATGATCAGCCATGTGTCAAAGACTTGGTTGACCAGATCGGGGTCGAGTTCAGCGCGCAAGCGATCAGCCACCGCTTGGCGCAATAAGGTGTTTTGTTTCATGATGAAATGCCTAGTTTGAGCTTGCGAAATTCCGTTTCGAGGTTTTTCGCCATGCTCCGCGGGAACTCTTGGTTATAAGCTCGGCGCACGCTGCGCTCATAGGCTTCGGTCAGCGGCTCCGCGATCGGGATAGTGACCACCTCAATCGGGTAACGCGCTTTGCTGCTGCGCGTGAAAACCTGCTCGGATTTAAGCCGAGTCGGGTGATACGCTTGCGAACGATTGGAGCGCTTGGCGGCGGGGATGTATTTACCAAAGCCTTTGGAACCATCGGCGAGAAACGCCGAGTCAAAGCGATGACGGCCAACCGTTACCCCACGTTTGGTCTTTCTCGGTTTGCCGACGGCAGAGACAGCCATCGGGTGACGCCGGACTTTCACGATCCGCACAGGCACCGCCGGTGCGGATTTTTGCCGAACCACCAAACGCGCGCGGATCGACTTCTGCTTGATGCGTTCGGTTTTCGAGACGTCTTTCGCCGTGTTCCGCTCCGACACCATGCCCACCGCGTTAATGGTTTTCGAGGTGGCCACCGGCACAGCCGTGCGTTTAATCGCGTTTAAATTCGCGATGGTTTTTTGAATTTGCTCCGATAGCGGGGCGTTACGATGGATGTTCATCATGCCAGCACCAAGCGGATCACTCCGTCCTGATAAAGTGGGGGGATGGCCAATCGCTCTTCTCGACCTTGCCAGAGTATGAGGCTGCTTCGATTCGGCTTGATGCCAAGCTCATTGGCGACCGATTCCGAAAACTCAAGCGATCGCTCAGCAACTCGACTGTCGTCAAATTGCACGGTCTGCTTGTTATAGATGGCCTCAATCTCTTTGCCGTCAATCGTGGCTAGGCCATCACCTAGCCGCGAAAAAACGCGACGGTCAAGACGCGCGAAACGCTGCTCAAACGTCGCCATAGCTTAGCCGTTGATTTTAACGTCAATCGACGTTTCAGACGCTTCGGCCTTCACCCACGCTTTACCTGCGGCGGTGCCGGTATTGTCTTTAGAAACGACACCGTTTTTGATGTAGACCGACTCGCCCTGCTCAATCGCCACCGCAGCGGCTTTCGGCAAGCTCCAAACGCCCACGGCATGGCCTAAGCCAATATCGCCCGCGGTGACGTTCTCATGTGCAATCGCAATCATGTTACCCAACTCAACCAGATCGCCACTTTTGTGATCTTTGGTGGCAGTGAATTCGATGGTCGTGCCATCGGCAATCATATTTTTAGCCATGATATTTCCTCTTACGCCGCGCTAGGCGGCGTTTTTGAGATGAAAAAAAAGAGGGATTGCCCTCTCGTGATGTGTGCTAGAACCCGTTGAATTAAGCTTTCGCGGTACCGGTTGATTTAACCAGACCACGGAAGTCACGCGGCGCGACACCCGCATCGATGCGCACTTTGGTCGCGACACCGTCCACCGTAAAGCCTTGTTGTTGCTCGATGTATGGCGTATCGACCCCGTCAAGGTAAGCAACCTCGATCGTGTCACGGCCTTTGCCTGCGGCCAGATACCAGTCAAACGTCGCCTGATCATCAAGACGCGGCTCTGCAATGACTTTGGCGAAGTTTTGCAGTGGGTTTTTGATTTGTGCATTGACATCGGCACCCTTGATAGAGCCGGACTCAATGGTCTGGATCATCTCAAGCTCAAGCGCCGTTGGCGTTAACACAAATCCAGGGCGAATGTTCAGCTTACGCTTACCATCTGCCGCCGTTTGCGAGAGCATTTTTTGACGCGCGCCGCCCAAGGTGGCCACGCTGACACCTGCCGACGCATCAAACAGGTTGCCGTGATCGGCGTGGAACAGTGCTTTGCCATCGCTCATCTTCACATTGCCAATGAGGACGCCATACACCAGATCGCCGATCGTCGCTTTGGCCGCTTCACCCATCATCATTGGGATGTCGAGCAGCATCTGCATGTCATCGTTAATGATGGTTTGGCGTGAGATAGAGAACAGCTCACCATAGGTGGCGAGTGCAATCATCTCGGCGCGATCGCCCACGGTCACGTATTTATACTCCGCACCGTCGCGCACTTGACGCAGCGGCTTGAAGCTATCCATACCCACGCGAGCGGCGGGTTTAAAGTCGCTCAACTGGCCTTTGTAAGTCCACTCTTCAAAGGTTTCGGTTGACCCTTCCCAACCCATGAGCACCGACTTGTGCGCCACATCGAGCAGGATGTTGCCAAAATCAGAGCTGGAATGGGTAAACGCCATGCCCGCAATATTTAGCGCGGTTTGGCCTGCCACCCCAATCCCACGCTCGGTCAGTGCCATGCGCGCCATTTCGCGCAGTGTCATTCCTGCGTATGGGTTTTTCTTGTCGTCGGTGCCTTCGGCTTTATGGCCACAGCGCATCATAAGCGCGGCTTTCATCGCATCGCCGACAATGTTGCCGTTATCTGCGTAGATGTGAGCTGAAGCCGACGGGGTATTGCTTGGGGTGGTCGTTGCACCGAACGCCGCCAATAGTTTGTCTTTGACCGCTTCCAGCGTCATCGCTGGGTTGGCCAAGGCTTCGATCATTAAATCTTGATGACGGCCGCCAAAGTTCGCGAACAGGTTTTGGATCTCGTTGTTACGCGCTTGCAGATCGGCCACCGTCAAGCCGGCAGCAGGAGTAGGGCTTGGCGTCGGCGTTGGGGTCGGCACTGACGCCGCTGGTTGTGGTGCAGGTTGATGGGTAGGTGCTGCAGGTGGAGTCTGAGCACGAGGACCTAAAAAGGCTTTAAATTGTTCTGGCATGTGCGTGAATTCCTGTAAACGCTTAGAGTTAAGAGAGGCCGCCGCTTGCAACGGCTCCGCAACCATATCGGCAAAGCCGAGTTCGACTGCTTCTTGTCCGAACATCCACGTCTCAGCATCAAGCAGTTGCTTGATCTCTTCGACGGTTTTTCCGGTTTTCTTGGTATAAGCCGACACCAAAGAGTCTTCGACTTGATCGAGCAGATCGGCATAACGACGCATGTCGTCAGCGTCACCACCTTGGATCCCCCATGGTTTATGAATCATTATTGCCGCGTTCATCGGAATAATGACGACATCACCGACCATGGCAATCACCGACGCCATCGAGGCGGCAAGGCCGTCGATGTACACCGTGATGTAGGCAGGATGTTGGTTAAGGAGGTTATAAATCACCATGCCTTCAAACACATCGCCGCCGGGGCTGTGAATCCGCAGCACGATGTTGCGCACATCACCGCGTGATTTAAGATCGTTGGCAAACTGACGGGCAGTGATGCCCCAGCCGCCGATCTCATCGTAAATGTAAATTTCAACCGCACCGCTTGATGATGCGACGATGCGGTACCAGTTTTCACTGATCGGCGCATTCACCGCTCCGGCCATCGCGAACGCAGAACCCCAAAGACCATCAGGTTTCTGGATTGTCGAGTTCGCTGTCTGGATCGAGAGTGCGACGTTCTTTTTCGGGGTCGTAGGGCTCCGGTTCGGGATGGTCACTGTTGTCTCCTTGTTTGGGTTGAGTGGTGGTATCGAAATGCAAATTATGCTTTTCGAAATACTTGCGTTCGGCGGCGATCTGACGCCATGTTTCGGATGGGTTTTTACTGCCAGCGCGGATCCACTGCGCGGTAGACGCGGCACCACCTTTCACACGCTCTTTCCATGCTTGGGTTTCGTGCACAGGGTTAATCCACGGCATCACAGGGGCGAGATACACCGCATCAAACAGCGTGCGCATATCAAGATTTGCAGGTGGAGTGAGGCCGTTTAACAGCTCCATCTTTAACCATTCGCGATACACCGGACGCGACCAACTGCTGACGAACCAGTTTTGCAACACGGCGAAGCCTTCCCACGACTCAACCAGCTCTTGGCGCTGCGCGCTGTAAGTGCCGTTGTAATCACGGGCAATACTGGAGTAAGACGAACGCGACCCCGCCGCAATCATGCGCACTTGGCCGTTGCGAAACTCGGCCATGTGAACGTTCGGGCGGTTAGACGAAATCATTCCGAGGTCTTCACCGGGATGTAGGTCGTCATAAACCATGCCGGGTGCAATATCGAAATGGGTTCGACGTTCGGGTTTCTCGTAATCGTCCTCGCCTTCGATGTTGTTTTTCTTGATGTAGAAGCCTAAACAAGCGGCAATACGTGCTGCGACACGCTCCGCCTCTTCGTAGTCCTTCACATCATTCAAACGGTTGATGATGCCGTGGATAAGAGTCACACCACGCAGCTGATGCAACCGGCGACGGAACGCCAAATGCAGCATGTTTTCGGCGGGGATTTCTTTGGTTTTGAACTTCATCCCCAACTGTTCGCCGGGGTGGTCATACAACACCTGATAGCCCTTTACCTGTCCCCATGTGTTAGTGCGGATGCCTTGACGGATGCGATTGGTGAGATCGTTCTCCATCGGTACAAAATCCGGCTCTAGCGCCTCAATCGAAAACGGCGAGCCGTTCGGATTGGGGTGCACAAGCCCCTCAACTTTGCCGCGCACCAACTGGCCAAAACACTCCCCATCTCGCAAAGAGGTGCGCAGTACTAGCCGCTCTAATTCGGGGAGGCTAAAAGTTCCGGTCACTTCTGGTTTGATTGACCACAAAGCCCTGCGACGACGGATCTCGTTGGCAAACTCTTCATTGACCGTACCATCTCGATTGAGCGGCTGCGGCTCAATCATGATCCCTTCCGAACCAACAATCCGCTCTTCGAGTTTGTCGAAGATGCCGATCACCATGTCGTGGTTTTCATCGAGGTAGCGCGCTTGCTCTCTCAGCGTTTTCCCCGCCGTTTTCACCGCTTGGTTGGCGCTGCGACGCTCCGATTTGTTTTTGCGCAAATGGCTCGGCATGGCTGCCTCATAGTTGAGTATTTGCAGCCTTGCACGCATCCGCTTAGCCGCCCACTGAGGTGCAACAGCAATCAATGCCGCTTTAAAAATACTCATGTAAACCTCGCAACTTTATAGCTTGGCTGGCCGCGACGATTGAGTGATAGGAGTTTGCGTTCCCACTCACGGCGAGCGGCGCGGATTTCAGACAGGCTTTCCATGCCGACACTTCGCCCTCCGTAAGTGACGGTTTTTCCTGCCAGCACTTCGAGTTCTGCATCGACACACTTTTGGATCATGTTTTCGATTGTGGCTCGGGTTATAGCCATCCTGAGCGGCCTCCTGAATTTCCACCCGATAACCAATCATTCCCACCGCTGCTTGAAGAAGGTTCAGGCTTCGGTGAGGCTTGTGGTTTCGGGGTTGGTTTGGTTTCAATTTCAGCCGTGGCCGTAGGAACGGCGTCCGGCCAGTACACTTCTGGGTTGTTGTCCCAATCACACGCCCAAGGTTTCGGGCGATTCCAATCGATCTTTTCGTACCCCTTGATCATCACCAAGGCATGGCAATAACACATGAGGTCGAAGGCTTCGTTTGCGCCCTTGCCGGGCTTTCTCCACTTGCCGTCTTGCCCCCGCTCTTCATAGGTGAGTTCTTCGTAAAACCACTCGCCCATCCAGCGCGGGAAATGGATATAGTTGGGTCCCGGGGTCGAGCGCGTTAAGCAGCTGCTGATCCGGTCTTTGAGTTGGTCGGTCTGCAGCAAGTAAAGCGGAACATCGCCGCGAGCCTCGGCCTTACGATCGGCGCGGCCTGTATTGTCGGGAAAGGTTTTGTTGATCGTCTTCTGGCGCTTTTGCGAGTCACCTTTGAACAAGTAAACCCGTTTGTTGAGCCGCAGCTTTCGACAGTGACGCCAAAACGCATAGGCGTTGTTTGACACACCATCTTCACCGCCGTGGTCAACCGCCATCGCCATGACACGCATTTTCCGACCGCTGCCATCGGCGAGCGGGTAAAGCTTGTTCAGCACATCACTGATCAAGATGTGCCAATCTTCGGGGAATGCGCCGGGGTCGATTTGTGCGGCGACACCATCATCGTCAAAGCGAAGACTGCTGCGGATGTTGAAACGGTCGATAATCCACCGTTCGCCGTTTTCACCATAGCCGACCATCTGACACACAAAGCGACGGTTTTTACCCCCTTGCACATCGACAGCGGCCACGATAAAGCGCACCCCATCAGGCACGGTTTTGCGATCCCACACTTCGGCACGCGCAACCAGTTCATCGCTGCGCCGTTGTTCACTGGCCGACTTAGGCAGATAAGGCAAACCCCAGTCGGTGTTTATCACGGCGCGAAGCGACTCTTCACTGCCGGTTCGGTCGTACTCTTGCTCAGCGGCGAGCAGCTTATACACCAGTTGTGACCACGTTTGATAAGCGGCGGCGGGGCCTTCCATCCAAAAGGTGGCCAAGCGCGAACGCCGACCTTCACCGACTTTCTGTTGCGTTTCTTTGCACCATGTTTGTCCCTCTTTAAGCCAAAAGGCTTTATTGTTCAGCTCGCGCTTTTGCGAGGGATCCAAAGCTTCATGGCAGTGCGGGCACTCGATACGCGCCGACTCACTGGCCAACACTAAATCGTCAATCCCTTCATAGCCCTTCATGTTTTCAAGGTTCGGCTGAAACGCCTCACCACAATGGGGGCAAGGCCAATACCACCGGCGGCGATCGCC